CTTTTTGCGAGCAGTACAACGTGCGGCAGATTGCTATTGATAGGTGGAACGCCACGCAGTTGTCCCTACAACTGCAAGGAGATGGGCGGGAAGTCGTAGGATTCGGACAGGGCTTTGCCTCGATGAGCGCGCCGAGCAAGACCCTCGAAGCAGCCGTGGCGGCTGGCCGGATTCGTCACGGCGGCAATCCGGTGCTGGCATGGATGGCGTCGAACGCAAGCGTCAAAACCGATGCGTCAGGAAACATCAAACCCGTCAAGCCGCCTCACGGAACCGCAGAACGGATCGACGGGATCGTTGCTCTTGTGATGGCGATTGGAGTTCATCAGTCGCAAAAGCCCCCTGAAGATAAGCCGCCCCCCTCGATCATGATCCTATGATTGCCAACGCAAACCGAATCCTGTGGCTCCCCGAGGGCGATGCCCGCAACTGGGACTATGAGAGCGGCGGCTGGGCGGGGAGCAACCGCAACCCGTCAGGCGTGCGGATCGACCCGGAATCGTCGCTGAAGTCAACGGTGATCCTGGCGTGCGTGCGGGTCTTGTCCTCGTCGGTGGCGGGGTTGCCGCTGCATCTGTACCGCCGACTCCCTGGTGGCGGCAAGGAGGTCGCCCGCGAGAACCCGCTCTACAACGTCCTGCACGCTAGCCCCAACTCCTGGCAAACTACCTACGAGTGGCGGGAGACGTTGATGCTCCATCTCCTGACGCACGGGCAGGCGTTTTGCGAGATCACCGGAGCCGGTGCTGACACGCAGTTGATCCCGCTGCACCCCTCGCGAATGAAGGTCGAGCGGGTTGAGAATGGGCGGCTGCGGTATCGCTACCGCGAGGAGGCCGGCGGCGAGACGGTCTATGCCCAGGATGCGATCATGCATCTTCGCTGGTTGTCCGATGATGGCGTCAACGGAATGGTTCCGGTTGAGATTGCCAGCGATGCCATCGGGCTGGCCCGAGCGTTGGAGATTCACGGGGCGACGTTCTTCGGCAACGGGGCGAGGCCGGGAGTCATCCTATCCACGGATCAAGAACTCTCGCCCGAAGCCGCTGAGATGACGCGGCGGCAGTGGGAACGCGCCCATCGCGGCCCCGAGCAAAGTCACCGAACGGCAGTCTTGCAGGGCGGGCTGAAAGTCAACGAACTCGGCGGGAACAACCAAGAGGCTCAGTACCTTGAGGCGCGCCGCTTTGCCGTCGAGGAGTGCTGTCGCATCTATGGCGTTCCGCCACATTTAGTGGGCGACCTGTCCCGCAGTTCGTACAGCAACATCGAGCAGCAATCGCTCGACTACTTGCAGAACGGATTGGCTCCTTGGCTGCGTCGAATCGAGTTGGCGATTGGCCGCGACCTTCTGACCGACGATTCGCTGTTCGTCGAGTTCGACACGCGGGGGCTGCTGCGAGCCGACGCGACCGGGCGAGCGGCTTACTACCAGACGCTCTGGAATCTTGGCGTGGCTTCGGTCAACGAGATTCGGGCCTGGGAAAACCTCAACCCCGTCGATGGTGGAGACACGCGGTTTGTCCAACTCAACATGACCACGCTCGACAAGGCGGCGGAGGTGGTCGAGGAACCTGAGACGGTGGTCGAGGAGATCGTGGTAGACGAGGCCGCGCCAGCCGAGGCCGATGAGGCTCCGCAGATCGCTGACGTTTCGCTCAACGGGGCGCAGGTCTCTAGCCTCTTGGAGATCATCGCCCAATACAACGCTGGCTTGCTCGACGAGCAGGGGTCAAAGGCGATCATCGCCGCCGCCTTCCCCGGCATCCCGGCATCGACAATCGACGCGATCATTGCAGGCACTAGCACGACCCCGGTCGTGGCTCCGGGCGATGCCGATGCACCGGAGCCGCCCCTTGCTGCTTCGCTGGTTAGCGAACGAGCGATGACGATCAGCGTTGACTTCGACCGCACCTTCGCCGCCGATCCTGCCCTCTGGGGCGAGTTCGCCCGCAAGTCCGCTGCCGAGGGAAACCGCGTCGTGATGGTCAGCCGCCGGCCAGACACGCCGGAGAATCAAGCGGAGATTGCCGAGACGCTTGGCGACTACCGCGAAGCGTTTGATGCCGTGCTGCTTGTTGGCGAAAGGCTCAAGGACGATGCGGCCCGCGAGGCTGGGATCGAGGTCGACGTTTGGGTTGATGACTCCCCGCAGTTCGTGCGAGAGGCACGGGCGAAGCGAGGCACCGTCAAGCGGGGCGACTTTGTTTCGTGGGGGTCGGCGGGCGGCAGGGCGAGGGGCAAGATTGACCGGATCGAGGCGGGCGGCACGGTCAACGTCCCCGGCACCGACTTTGAGGTTGAAGGCACCGAGGAAGACCCGGCGGCTTTGATCACCGTGTTTGAGAAGGTTCGCGGTGGCTGGCGCCGAACGGATACGAAGGTCGGCCACAAGGTCTCCACCTTGACGAAGATCAAGCCTTTGCCGGAGCCGAGTGCTGATGGCTAAGTATGACCACATCGACTTCACCCCGCCGGCAGGGGTTCGACGCGAGGCACAGAAGGGGCTCGATTGGCGAAGCGAGTTTGGACGAGGCGGCACGGCAGTCGGCGTTGCCCGCGCCCGCGACTTGAGCAACGGCGTGAAGATCAGCCCGCAAACTGCCCGCCGCATGAAAGCGTTCTTCGACCGGCATCAAGGGAACAAGAGCGCGGAGGGATGGAGTCCGGGGGAAAAGGGGTTCCCGAGCAACGGACGCATCGCGTGGGCCTTGTGGGGTTCCGATCCGGGGTGGTCGTGGAGCAAGAAACTTGTTCGGCAGATGGATGCCGCAGATGAAAGGAGCGAGGGGATGAACGTCGAGCGAAGGGCTTTGGCTATCGAGGAGGTCGAGTCGGCGGTGCCGCTGCTTGCGGTCGAAAGCCGAAGCGAGGAAGACGGCAACGAACGCGAGTGGATCGTCGGGTACGCGGCGAAGTTCGGAGTCAATAGCCTCGATCTCGGTGACTTCGTTGAGCGGATTGAGCCGGGTGCGTTTGGCCTTGTTGCCGAGCGTCGGGGGCGGCGAAAGCCGCTGGAAACCCGCGCTCTCTGGAACCACGACCCGAACTTCCCGCTTGCCCGCTATCCCGGCACGCTGCGGCTGAAGGTCGACGAGGTGGGGCTGCGGTACGAGTTCCAGGTTCCCGACACGACCTATGGCCGCGATATTGCTAGCAACATTCGGGCGGGCATCGTCAAGGGATCGTCGTTCTCGTTCTCGGTTCCCAAAGATGGCGAGTCGTGGAGCGTCGAGGAAGGGCGAAGCGTGAGGACGATCACGAAGATCGACACGCTGCTTGATGTCGGCCCGGTGACGTTCCCGGCTTACCCCGATGCCGACGTATCGGTTGCCCAGCGATCCTACGATGCGTTCCGCGAACAGCGGAAGGCAAAGAGCGAGGTGGTGGCGAGGGCTGCTGCCAAGGCAAACGACCTGCGGGAGTACCTGTCAAAGCATGGCCGCTAAGAGTGGAGACACCTGTCAGCGGTGCCGCGAGGGCCGGCTGGCGGTCGCGTCGAGCGTTCGCAGTGGTGAGTACCAGACCCGCTATCTGCGATGCACGCGGTGCGGCTGCACGGCGAAGCAGATCATCCACGGGACCGCAGTGCGGCGAAAGTCTTTTACTGCCGACTGAGTGGTTCCCCGCATCGGCTCGTAGTTTGGGTTCAGGCGGCACGCAAGTGCGGAGCCGCAACCCCGAACAAGGAGTCATCCTCGTGGACAAGATCAAGGCAATGCTCGACGAACTGGCCGCCGTTGTCGCTGAGATGGAGGCGATGACCGAAGAGCCTGAAGGCGAAGAGTCGAACGCCGAGCCGATGACCGAGGAGCAAGAGGCCAGCCTCCGCAGCCTTGAGCAGCGGGCTGACAAACTCCGCGAGCGGATCGAGTTCCTCCAGCGCGTGCAGGCGAAGGAACTGGAACTGCGAGCAGTGATCGAGCGGGCTGCTCCCGCGAAGAAGGTCGAAGCCCCCACCGCCGCCGAGGAGACCCCCGCCGTGGAGAATCGTTCCAAGGTTTACGCGATCCCGAAGTCCGGCCGCCCCCTTCGCGGTTTCCGCGACGAGGAGCGGGCCTACCGGGCCGGGATGCACCTTCGCGGCTACGTCTTCGGTGACGCCGAGGCTCGGCGGTGGTGCGAGGATCACGGTGTCGAGAGCCGCGCCCAGGCCGGCGGAATCAACGCTCTCGGCGGCGTGCTGACCAGTGACGAGTTGTCATCTGAGATCATCCGGCTCGTCGAGGAGTTCGGAGCGTACCCTGCCAATGCCCGCAACGTGGCGATGAACGGCGATACGCTGCTCATCGCTCGTCGGACGGGTGGGCTGACCGCTCGGCCCATCGGGGAGAACGCCGCTCCTGCTACCAGCAACGTGACCTTCGACAACGTGCAACTCGTTGCGAAACTGTGGGGCATCGACAACCGAATCCCGCAGTCGCTGATCGAGGATTCCGCGATCAACCTCGCGGACGCGATGAGCGTCGAGGTCGCCCA